GAGTATCTCGACGGGCCCTTTTGCGTGTTCGCTTCCAGAGCAAGGCCGGGTTGTCAAATGCGAGTCAATTACTCGACAAATCGGAAAAATTGACCGCCGGTCGCCGAGCTGCTCTTGGTCGTGTCCTTGAGGATCTGAAAGCCGATCTCATATTTCTGCGGTTCGTTGTTGTCCGAGATCAACTGCCACGAGGCGGCCGGGTCGATCTGGATGCGGTAAACGTCGAGCAGGCCCGGATCGTCCGAATCGGCGATATTGATGACCTTGTGCCGCAGCCATTTTTCCTGAGTGCGGGCCGTAAATCCGGCGACCTGAGTGCCGGCGTCCTGCGTGCCCGACACCTTGAACGGCTGGGTGTAGCCCGAGACGTTCAGGAACTTGACGACGCCCGCATAGTTGTCGATCTCGTAGTCGGTGCCGTTGACCAGCGTCGCGGGCGAACCGGCCGAATCGACGATCGATGTGAACGTGCTGAGGTGCGTGCGGTCGCCGGGCAGGGCGACGATGTCATTGGCCACGATGCCGCTCGAAAATGCCACGGCTGAGACCGATCCGCCCGAGACGGTCGATTTGCTGCCGAAAAAGTAGAGCTTCAACAGGTCCATCGAGTGCTGCGAGCAGATCAGTTTGCCCGTGCCGCCGATCATCTTGACGACCGAGAATGCCTTGCTGGCCAGAGCGTCGCGCTTGGATACCCGCTCGACCTTTTCGGTAGTAATACTGATCTCGACCGAATCGACCTCGGGCAGCGATATCGCATCAGCTCCGCCGACCGCGATGGCACCGCCGGTGGTTCGTGCAAAAAGCCACGACTGGCCGTGGCCGTAAAAATGTCTGGCGGTCTCTGTAATGGTGGACATGATTATTTACTCTCCTTGTTTTTCGGTGCGGCCTTGACGGCCGATCTGGCATATTCCTCGGCCGTCGGACGGCTGTCGGCAGGTGTGACGGCCTCATCGGTCGGCGTCATCCAGCCCGCGTTCGCCGCGGCGGTCTCGTCCGGCACGCTGATGACATCCTTGGCCTCAAAGCGGCGGCCTTTCCAGTGACACGGTGCTGCGATCTTTACGTTTGGCATAAGTGCTACTCTTCGGCGTTAAACTTCTTTGTAATGAACTGCACCTCGATCTCGAGCATGCAGCCGTCGGTCTCGAACGTATCGGGCGAGCGGATGATGTCCTCGCTGACCTGCCGCGTCTGCATCGCGAGCTGGACGCCGCCGACCGTCCATTTTTCATCGACGCGGACCGCCTTTTGCAGATCCTTGAGCAGTGCCCGGGCGGCCGATGCGGTCGAACCGCGTTTGACCCAGCCGCGGATCGTGACCGTCATTACGTGAATGATGTCGTACGTCCGGCCGGTTGAGGTCGGATTGGCCGATGCCGCCTGGTCGTAAACGCCGACACACGGTATCTCGCCGCTCTCCTGGTCGATATTCGGCGGGCTGTCATACGACCTGTTAGTGATATTGGTCGCATATCCGCCGCTGCCGTTGATCAGTTTCATCCGATCGACGATCGCCGCGACGATCCGTTGTCGTTTCGAGTCCGCCATTAGGTTTTCAAAAACAGTACCGTGTCGCCGGTACCCATTCGGTGCAGCCGCTCGACAGTGTAGGTGTCACTTCCAACGGTGACACTCACCCCCCGTACGATCTGCGATGTCAATTGCGCCGAGCGGCAGGTGAGTGATGGCTTGGTCGATTCGACCTCGATGCCGCCGAAGTTGACCGCGTCGGTCCCGTCGGTGAATATCGCGGTGATCGTCAGATCGGTCGGCGTCAGGTCAAAGGTGACCGACTGTCCGAACGCGTCATAGATCCCCGCAACATCCGCATCGCTCCCCACCATCTCATTTGTCCTTTTTCGCCTTCGGCTTTGCGGCCTTGGGCTTTTCAGGCGTTGTGTCGGCGACCGCTGCCGCCGAACCGTTAGCGATATATCGTGCGGCCCAAACCTCGGGCAGGTCGGCCAACGATCCGGGAGCGAGGATGGCCCCGCTCTTCGGATCGCCGACACGTTTCAAAATGCGCACTTTAATGGTCGCCATTAGACATTGACCTCGAGGCCGACGCCGCGTTTGGCCGCCGTGTTCGGTTTGGTCGCGGCTCGCGACAAGATTGCGATAACGCAGGCATAGGTTCCGGCCGATCCGTCGCCGCCGGTCATTTCAAGATCGACATAGCGCTTGCGGCCCTTGAGATCGACATTGAACTTGAGCGTCGTGTTGTCGGCCGTGTCGATCGGCAGAGTGAAATCGGTGCCGCCTGTCGAAAGCGTTGCCGGGCTCGACATATTCGACGCGTCCGAGTGACGCACGCTCATCGAGGCAAAAGCGATGTCGAGAGCACCCAAAATGACGATGAACGTCAGATGAGCGAAACCTTTGGTATCGACGGCAGCGGTCGTAAATGCCGCGTTGTCCACGATCGCCCCGGGCGGCGTGACCTGTACGAACTTAACTGCATCCAGTTCTTTCATGTTCTTTTCTCCAAAATGATTACTGTGAGGGCGGCTTGCGACCGCCCTCGCGTGTGAACAACGGCTTATGACGCCGCAGTGATAAGTCCGACGATCGGCCCAGCGGCGGTCGTGTCGCCGACGCCGTGGACGTTGATGTCAAAACGCTCGGTGCCGCGGATCTCGATCTGATCGTTAGCAAAACGGCTGTGCTCGCTGAACGCGATCTGAACGTCGCGGCGGGTGCCGATCGTGGCTCCCATTGCAAAATCGCCGAACAATGCACAGACCTGGCTGTTGCCTTCGGTCGAAGGCATCACCTGCGAGAACACGACCGGATAGCCGAGGAACTTCTCACGACGGGCCTCTTCGACCTCCATGGCCGTGACACCGCCGCCGGCGAGCAAGGCCGCGACCATCACATCCCAGTAGAATGTGCGGTGAACGACCCATGCCGCCCGGCCTGCGGCATACTGAGGCAGCTTGCCGACCGTGCCGCGAAAATCTGCCAGCACGAGTTCGCTGTACAAATTGCCGGTGCCGACCTTGAGGCCCTTGATATTGCCGATCGTGCCGTCAACACCCTTGAGGGCTTCGCGAGCTCCAACGATGTTGCCGTAGGTCGATGTGCCGTCGCCGTTAAAGCCGCACTCGTCCTCTTTGTTGGCGAAAGCATAGGCGATCTCATTGGCGAGATCGTTACCGAAATCAATGACCGAATCGTCGCTGATCTCGCTCGAGTAGCGGGCGAGCACGGCCAGCTTTTTGCTGACAAGCTCGATCTGGTCCCAGCCTTTGTCGCTCGCCGTGATCGACCCGGCCTCGGCCACAAAATACGCTGTCAGTCCGCTCGTGCGACGCATGATCAATTTGGTCTCGCTCGACATCGGCTCGACCTTGGCGATGCGGCGAAATACGCCGTACTCTTCGCGGAGGTCGATAAGGTCGTTTGAGAACTCCGGCACGACGGTATAGCCGCCGGTCTCGTTGACGGACTCGCCCATTGCACGGGTCAGTCCGTTCTCTTCGCAATATTTGCGGGCCTTCTGACAGACCGGGACATCGCTCGAATACAAGGCCCGGCCGAGCAGCCACTGACCGAAGCGATACGCCTTTTCCTCAGCCTTGTCGCCCTTGAATGCAGTGACCTTGCCGTGACGCGGCAGCGTACGTGCAAGCTGGACATTGCCCTGAGCACGGGCCTGTTCGACCGGGTCGGCGGGCGGCGGCATGATGGTCGGCGGCTGAGCGGCCTTAATGGCGGCACGCACGTCGTCGAGCGTCACATCAGGGCTGGCGGCCAGCATTGTGCGGGCAAGATCGCCCTGGCCGAACACCTCGGCAAACTCAACGATGCTCCGAGTACGCTGAGCGGCCTCGGCCTCAGCGTTACGCTGCGGAGGTGTAGCTGCAACCGGAGTGACCGGCGTTGATTCGATAGGATTTTCCATTGTTTTCTCCAGTTGGTTTGAATTTGCCCGTGTTTGGGCTTCGGAACTTTTGTTTTCGGCCAGTGAGCGGCCGACGCCGACGCTGATATCGGCAGGCACAGCGACGATCGAAACCTCGAATGGCTCCCAGTCGTCGCAGCGATAGGTGATGACGCCGTCCTTGTCGCTATCCACATGCAGCTCGTACATCATGCATCCGACGCTGACAAAGCGTTTGATACCGTCGAGCACGTCTTGATAGACCTCTTCGCCGTCTTCGCCCTTGCTGAATCGGGCGTCGCCGCGGATGATGCCGTCGGCGTCAAAGCTGAAATTTTCGACAATGCCGATCTGTTCGCAGTGATCGTGATCTTTTAGAAGTGCGAGGCCCTGCTTCATGCGGTCCTGGCGCACATTCTTGGGCTTGGTCGTCAGAATGACCGGGCCGATCCAGTGATCGACGGGTGCATCGGACGCAAATGCCAGCCGCACGGTCCGCGAATCGGCAACGCCGTCCTCGCCGGCCGCACGCTCGAACGAGAGCGGCAGCGAGCAGAATTGACGCTCGCCGAAATGCTTTCGGATCTCTTCGATCTGGTGATCTGCCATAGGTACCGCCGGGCACTAAACTGCCCGACGGTCACAGTATGCAAAAGATCGCGGAGGGTTATTTTTTTGGGTGATTTTACCTCTAGTTGACCAGCGTATCGGGGTCATGGCCGTTGAGATACCGCTTTGGCGGCGGCTCGTCGGCCGTATCGTCCGGCGGCGGCTCGGGCTGAGGTGCGGCCGCCTTGGGCTGGATCGTGAGGTCGATGCCGTATGTTTTGGCGAGTTTGATCTCCGACTGGCGGCGTTCGAGGTAATCGACCAGGTCGATGCCGCGTTCGCCAAGGACGTCGGTCCACGTCGTCAGATTGTTTTCAAGCGCCGTGACATCGGCCCCGATATCCTTGACCGGGTCGATGTACTTCCAGCCGCGGCCCCGCCATACCGGATTTTGGATCTCGGCGAATTGTGCGGCCGTGATATCGAGACTGCCGCCCAGAAAGGCGGCCTTAGCCCAGCCGTGAAAGACCTCGCGGCAGAGAGCCATCGCGACAAAATCCTGCAATCCTCGCCAGATCTCGCGTGAATTGTCGAGGCCGACGCGGGCCGAGCTGTAATTGACGGCCTCCATATCGCCCGATAGCTCGAAATACGGCAGATCGACGCCCGTCGAGAGTTCCATCAACACGGTCTTGGCAAAGGCCGCATGATTCTGCGTCGGGTGTTTCGGATCGAACTGTTTGATGTCCCAGCCTTCGGGCAAGGCGTTCATCGAGAGCGGCGATACGTCGATCGACGGCACGATCGGGTTTCCGGCCTCGTCCTCGGCGCCGGTGAACTGCTCGCCGTCGGGCGTCTGCTGCGTCAAAAAGCCGATCTGATGAGCACCGAGCCGGGCGGCGTTGATGACGCCGTCGCAATACGATTGCAGGTTGCGGGCCGTCAGCAGACTCGCCGAAAACCACGTCACGCCGCGGACCTGCGTCTCGTCGTCATAGGATAGAAAGCCGTGTATCATCTGATCGGCCGGGATACGGGTGCGGGTGCGTTCGCTCCGCTTGGCAAACATCATGTCGCTCGCCGGCGTTGTCAGCCAGTAAGCGACCGGGCGGTCCATGTCGTCGATCTCGACCGACATCCGCACGCGATTGCCGCCCGGCAAAGTATCGTTATACATTTCGTCGAGCCAGTTGACGTCCCAAAACTTGAGCGCAAAGCCGAACGGATTGACGCGCGTCGAGGGATACACCTTTTGGATCAGAAACTCACCGTCGCAGGCCAGCCGCGTGACGGCCAGACGCTGAACGCCGAGCCAGTCGAGCCGCCCCGACGCGGTGCACGTTTCGCGATGCGTCCACTGCCACCAGGCCTCTTCGACCTGTTTGTTGAGTTCGACATCGAGCTCGCCGGTTAGCAGTCGGGCACGCGACTGGAGCTGCATGCCCTTGGCACCAACGATATTTTCGCGCACCAGACTCAAAAACTTCTTGAAATACGGATTATCGTGCGACGCCTGGCGGGCACGGGCACGCAGAGCGGGCAGATCCTCACGCAGTTCGCGGTTGATCGACGTCGGCGTCGTGCCCCAATCGGCATTTGCCCGGGTCAGCCGTCCGGCGGCAAAGCGACGCGTCGACCGCTCCGGCTTGCCGAAGAGATACTCATAGACACGCATCGCGAGTTTTGGCTTCTTAACTTGCTTCGTCATATAAATTCACCTTGACCTGAGTTCCAAACCGGCCGCCCTGCCGCAGCCTCTCGCGGGCCGCTTCGCCGGCGACGATCTTTGCAAACTGTTTCTGGGCCGCGAGCAGATCGGCCATCGGCATACGCTTGATCTTGCGGGTGCCGGTCGGCGTCGATATCTCGTACTCGAGCACGTTCTCGTCAGCTTGTCCGCTGATCGCGGCGTTGATATTGTCGAGAGCGATCTTAGCGGCCGACCGCGTATCGACGGCTGTCGTGGTGCCGGTCGTATATCCGCGCAGTACGTCCGTCATGCCGCTTGCGACGATGAACGTGTTGGTCGTATTGCCGATCTCGGTCAGCCACGCCTGCCAGCCGTACTTTGTGACCGATGCCGCCGCGGACTGGACGGCGGTGATCGCCGCGTCAAAGTCGCTGCCATTGGCGGTACCGGTGACATTAAAGCCGGTTCCGGTGCCGAGCATGCCGCGAAAGCGGTACTCGAGCGTGTAGTCGGCCGCCGAATATCCGTCAAAGCTTCGGGTCCATTCGACGCGTTCACCCTGGGTGATGGCTGTCGGTTCGATGTATCTGGTTACACTCATGGTCTGTATCCCTCAAACGGGTTATTTTTAGTCAAACTGCCGCCGCGTTTGATCGGGACGACGTTGTTACGGGCTGGTGCTGACGGCCGCGGCGGCTGCGGGTCATCAGTTGTCGGCGTCGGCGATGTATCGGCCACTTCCGCATGATTCAGAACACGGCGGGCGATGGCGTCATAATTCGGGTTGAGGATCATCCGGGCGATGGTCGCATAGCACCGGATGTCGAGGGCCTCGTTCCGCACATTGGCGCCGACCTTTTCATACGTGCGATATGTTCGCCCGCCGCGGGTGTGCGTGACCATCCGCTCGCTGCAGAGCTGCTTCCAGTGATCGTCGTCAAAATGCGGCAGATCGGGAAAGTGGCAATATCCCGGGCCGGGGTCGGGCGTGCGGAGCGACGCATAGACCTCGTCCTTGGTCGCGTTGGTGCCGATCGGGAAAAGCCGCACTTTCGGATTGCGTCCGACAAGCGACGGTTTTGACAGCATCGGTCTGAACGGGTCGGGCATGCCCTTGACGGCGAACCAGCGTTTCCGTTCATGCTTTTTGGTGAATTGATAGACCCGCTGCGTGTTATAGCCCGAGTCGATCGCCGCACACTGGACGCGAAAGACCTTGCCGCCCTCGCCGATGAACGACCCGGCGAGATAGTCTTCGAGATCCTGCCAGACGGTCAGGTCGTCGCTCTCGTCGCGGTCGCCCTCGGGCAGCTCGACGCCGGTGTCGCCCTCAAAGACGCGGTAATCGATCGACCATGACTCGTTGCCCTTGCCCCAGCCGACGACCTCGCACTCGAGACGATTCTTTTGCACGTCAACGCCGGCGGTCAGCACGAGCACGCCCGGCGGCACCTGAGCGGCATACTGCTCGACGTTCATCGCCAGCAGTTCGTATTTGACCTGCTCGACGGGTTTCCAAACCTCGCCGAGGACGGTGTTTGTGAAAACCTCGATCTTGCCGATATTGCCCTGCGATTCGACAAAGTCGGTGACCATCGTCCCCCAGCTTACGAACGGCGAATAGAGCTGATTGATCTTGAACGAGACGATGCCGTTGAACTCGCGGGCCGCCTGCCAATAGCCCTTGGCCAGCATGTCCTCGCGGTCAAACTCTTCGATCACGGCGGCGCAGTGCTCGCAGAGATAATACGGCAGTTCGGGCGTCTCGGGGTCCCATTTGAGGCCGTAATTGCACTCTTTGCCGCCAAATTTGAGTGTCTGATACTCGTCGCAGTGCGGGCACGGCACGTAAAACTCGCGCTGATCGCCGCGTTCATAGTCGTGCGTGATGTCATTGCACGTCTCGCCCGGAGCACAGGCACAACGTCGCGGCGTCGAAATAAAGACCGTGAGCTGCTCGCCGTCGTACGTTTTCTGACGAGCCTGGCCGAGTTTGACCGGATCGCCCTCTTTGGTCGGCTTGTAGGCGGCCTTTTCGTCGAGGAACAGATCCTGGATCGGACGCGATGACAGTTCGCCCGGCGATGTCGCCCAGAGAATGTTGAGCAGGGCACCGCCCTTGAACATCTTGAACTTCTGCGTGTTGAACTCAGGCTCGCGGCGGAGCAGCGACGAAAGCGACGGTGTCGCCGCGACCATCGTGTCGAACGATTCCTGCGTCCAGGCGGTCGCCTTGTCCTCTTTTTCGGCGACGTAGGCCATCGGGCGCGGGCTGAGCTGAATGCGCTTGCCGATGATGTTGTTCAAGACTTCGGAACCGCCGAGCTGCGACGATTTTTGAAAGACGATCTCACGCACGGCCGGATCGTCAGCCGCGGCCATGATCTCGGTCAGAAAAGGTACGGTCGAGTTGAGCCAGCGGCCGGTGCGGTTGCCGCGAGCGACGACGCGATACTTTTCCGCCCATTCGGGCGTACCCATTTCGTCCGGGATCGCCATTTCGACGCCCGACTGAAATGCCTGGATCGCTGCTGCTGAGTATCTAGCCATCGATATATCGCTCGAAATTGGTCCGCACCAACTTAAACACGCGGTCGGCGTCCGTTTTTAATATCTTGCGGACGGCCGCGACCGTCTTTGCCTTAACGAGTTGGCCGGCGACACGCTTTTGCATCCGCACCGCGAACTCGTCATAAAGTGCCTTGGTCAGCCGCTGCGACAGATCGACGACCTCGGCCATCGGGACCAGCTCGCCGCGTTCCTTGGCGAGTTTGAGTTCCTTGATCTGAGCCGCGGCACGCGTGTCGCGGATCTTCGCCGCCGAGAGGCTGTCCTTGGCCGCCTTGATCGAGAACAGCATCTCGTCGTCAAACCAATAAAGCTGCATTTTCGCGGTGCTCGAATCGTCCGGTTCAAAGCCGAGATCGTCCAGCCTTGCCGCACAGGTCTGCCGATTGATGCCGCACCGCCGGGCGATCTCAACGATCGGGATCAATTCGCGGGTCTCTTTCGGTTCGGTTTTTTGCGCTCTTGCGGCCATTTATTTCATCGTCGCGAACGCCTTGGCAATGCCCTCGCGGATATTCTTGTTCAACTGATCTTTGACGACCTTGCCGATCGGCTCGTAAAACGTCGATTGTTTGCGGATCTTGACCGACTTTTCGAGGCCGTACAAAGCGACCAGGCCTTTACGCTTACCGCGCGTCAACCGCTGGAACAGTACCGGGCCGCGTTTGGTGTCGAGCACGAACGTATTCTTGCCCCGCAAAGCTCCGGGCCGCTGTCCCCGCGGAATGATCATCCGCTTGTTGCGGCGGACCTGATCGGTCGGCACGGCGACACGGCCGGATCGGGCCTGCTTATCCTTACCGGTCTCGTGCGGATCGAGCCAGTCGGCGAGCGTACCGACCTCGGCTTGCATTTTGGGGGGCGTTGCCGGGCGGACCTTGATGCCGAACCGGTTGCCCTGCTCGAACCACCGGCCGCGGACCGTGAACGTCGATTTGATCGCATCGACCGACGCCGCCTGAGCGGCCTTAGCCGTTCTGGTCAGCCCCATCGCCGTGCCGAATTGGATCTGTTTGTAAAGCTCGGCGGCCGACGGCACGTTGCTGATCATTTTTGTCTTTACGCTCAACATTCACGCCACCTCTGCGATGATCGGATGCCCTACGCCTGAGCCGTGATACTTCGTGCGTTCGTATTCGTCGCCGTCAAACCACGCAAGTTCGACGTGTTCTGCCTCGTAGCCCGCAACGAGTTCCAAATGAGCGAATCGGTCGCGGTGTTCGGGTAAGGCGATGATGTTGGCATCTTGCCCAACTGAAATGACCTGACCCGCAACGAGAATGTACCCGCCTTTGTCAAACTCAGTGTCCTTGTACTCGCCAACGGGCAGTCTGTAACAAGG